TGTAAGTACAGGTCGGTACTTCTTGAAGCTGGAAGCACGAGTACTCATTACTTTGTGTCCTTATAGAGAGAGGTAGACTCACAGGGATGAGTAGGGCTAGGAGTAGACTCAGCTTGCAGTACTGAAGATGCAGAGAATGCTGTATGACGTGGAGAAGTGGAAGATATAATATCCAGCCTTGTCTGTAATAGCTGGATAGTCTCTCTTAGAAGCTGATCCTCTCTCTTATAAGAGGAAGTCTTATGTATCACTTCCACCTTGTATCCTACAATACCTAAGCTAAAGGTTTTATATAGCTTCTTGATCTTAAATCTTATATCTATATCCATAGTAGTTTCCTCGCTGCTGGTTGTTCTTATATTATAGCTTTCTTTACTTTCTTAGCTAAGAAGAGGTAAAGGTTTCTGGCATATGGTGCCACAGAATGCCATTATGCCATAATGCCAGAAAGGGGTCAAGCGGTATTTGTCCCTCTTTATGGATACTTATATATAAGAGAGAGGTATCATACATACTTGTAAGGTAGGATACCTATAAGGATAGATGTAGCTATGAGAGGTATGTATGTAGTAGTGTATGTAAGGTTGACTACGCGTATATTAGACCCCCTCTTTAAAAGAGAAAGAAAGAATATACATACCTATACTCATACCTAAGAACTATAGATAGGTACCTCTTAGAGAGAGAGGCAGTATGTAGGTGTTAGGGAGAGCGAGATAGAAAAAGGGAGGCCGATATAGGGGGCGAAAATGGCTCTGGCATTCTGGCATTCTGGCATAGCGTGCCACATCGTGCCATATTCAATAAGAGCTAAAACTAACAGCAGCACACAAGGCTACAAGGTAGGTAGGTAGTATAATAAAGCCCTCATACTATACAAGCTATGAGGGCAGTAAGGGCATACCTATAGTAAGGTAGTGCTACTTTCTATAGTGCAGCTAACAAGTCATTACTGGTAGCTAGTTTCATCTTTTCTAGGCGTCCATAAAACCTTGCACCTAATGCACCATCAAGCGCACTGGTAACTTCCAAAGCTTTCTGCAAGCTTTCTGCTTCTTCTTTTCTATAAGCAGTCTTACCACTTGCCAATGATGCAAACTTAGCTTTATACACTCCAGTAATCTGCTCTAACTTTGCAAGCTCTTCCGGTGTTGGTGTATCACTCATACCTAACTTATCAGCAAAAGCAGCAGCAAGTGGTAGTTGCATTTCAGAACCGAACCAAGCTTCTATCTTTTCCTTATTAAGTCTGTCACCTTGTCCAGCATTATCTAAATGCTCCAGTATCTTAGCAAGTGATAGGAATGCTGGCGAGAATCCTTTGCCACCTTCTTTATGGTGCTTCTTTATAATTTCATCTTCTACACCTTGGAAGTAAGCAGCAACATATGGAGCGAGTTGTTCAGCTTCTTGCACCATAACCTGCTCTGCTAGATGACTCTCACCTATCAGCACATAGCTGTTATCACCACCAATGGTGTTAGTTTTCTTATTCAGCTTATACAAGCATTTAACCATGCGTTGGCCTTCTGGTATTCCCACTACCGAATCACTGATATAAGGTTTGAATGTATGTAGTTCTGCTGCTTGTAAGGGCGTATCTTGCAATGTGGTGTGTTGTGTTGTGTTCATAGTATCCATAATAGTATCTCTCTGTTTTAAGTTATAAGGTTGTATTAAGCAGTTGTGGTAAGATTGGTGTGAGTAATAATAGTCCTTTCACTATCATATATCTCATAGCCTTGTGCATTGGCGAACTCTTCAGCCCTTTGAATTAGATATCCCAATCTAGCATCGGTGAATGTAAGTAGCTGGCAGTATCCAGTTGTAACCCGTAGTGTGTAAAGCTTGCCACCTTTCTGTGTGTTGCGTGTGTTCATAGTATCTGTACTCCCTTATTTCTGAATGTTACCGCATGAGTCAATACCTAAAAACTTAACTATACGATCATAATTAGTTTCTAAACGTTCTTGAATAGCAGCACGCTCTCTTTCTGTGAGTTTGTCTTGTTCTGGGTCAATAGCTTCACCCCAGAAATCCACACCTATAATGCCCTTATCTGCAATAATAGCTTTTGCGCATTGGTTAGCTGTGAGCTTTATCCCGTGATATATGATCATAATCTTATTACTCCTGTTATTTCTATCCCTTATGGGAAGTTGCTGGTAAGGGGAAATCCCTGAACCTGTAACCTAATTATGGCAAAATCTGCCCAATACATCAAGCTTAAACTGACTAGCTACCTGCTTACATTATTATATTCATACATGCTACTATTCTTATGGGGGGCTAGAAGCCTTTTTAAGTTTTCATTCAGCATATATCCTAAACCACCTCCTGAGTTTTCCTAAATTTTTCCATACATCTCTGGTAGCGCCAGCAATTACTCCCCTACTAGCAATCTAGCAGCTCCTATATAGCTAGTAGGTACAGAATAGCTCAATTACCCGCTGCCCTTTCTTAGCGCCTCTGCTATAATAAGTTACTAGATTTGGAAAACTCGCGCTTCAGCACTGAGGTTACTTAATATGACAGCTCCCGCAGCAACAGCTACAGAAGATAGAGCTTTAGCTCTCTTAGGTTCCGGTGTATCTGCGGAAGCCGTAGCTAATGCATTAGGAGTTACACCTAGCAGAGTATCACAGCTTCTAGCTAACAAAGAGTTCGCGGATCAAGTAGCTACTCTTCGCTATGAAAACTTACAGCAGCACAATAGCCGTGACTTAGCTTATGACAGTCTAGAAGATACCTTACTTACTAAGCTTGAAAAAGCTATACCTATGATGTTTAAGCCGCTAGATATAACTAAAGCATTACAAGCTGTTAATGGAGCTAAGCGGAGAGGGCAGACAGCTCCTTCTGATGGCTCTGTAAATCAGCAGACTATAGTACAGCTATTACTACCAACACAAATAACACAGAAGTTTACAACCAATGTTAACAACCAAGTTATAAAAGCTGGCGATCAGGAGTTACTTACAATGCAGTCTGGTAACTTACTTAGCCTTGCAGAGAAGAATGAAGCTATCCCTCAGGAACCGCAAACCGATGAAATACAACTCTCAGACTTGTAAGAATCTAACAGAGCCTGTAATGCCTGTAATCACTATAGCTGGTAGGGAAGTTACCAGTACTCAGGTACCTCATATAAAGGCAGATATAAAAGCTGCTAGATCTGTATTAGAGAGACTTAGGCGACCTTCCTGCTACACTACAACTATAGTAAAGGTCATAGACTCCTGATGCATACTAATGGCGGTAATGGCAACAAGCCCAGGAATGATAAGAACTTAGATATACTAGAATCCTTAGGTGGCCCTGCGCTACCAGAAACTATAGCTGATCCAGATGCTATACTTAAAGATAAGGAGAAACTAGCTAAGTCCTCTGTGTCTTTTAAAGATGTAGAGCATATAGATTTAGATGGTCAAGTAGCTGTGGAGGAAGTTGGGGCTTCTATCCATGATATAATGAAACTAGCTAAGCAAGACTTAGATTTCTTAGCTGCACTTATAATGCCCCTAATATTTGAATTCGCTTTCCCCCCTGTCTTTAAATCTGTGTGGACTTGGCTGCTTAGTTACATACATGCTCCTCGCAGTTTCCCTCAGTTAGCTCTTGGGCTGCCTCGTGGGTTTGGGAAAACAACTCTTGTAAAGATCTTCATCATATATTGCATAATCTTTACTAAGAAGAAGTTCATACTTATTATAAGCGCCAAAGCATCTCTTGCTGAGAACATACTATCAGATGTAATAGATATGCTTGAAGAGCCTAACATTAAGCGTGTATTTGGAGACTGGGCTTTAGGTGTAGAGAAAGATACACAAGCACTTAAGAAGTTTGGTTATAGAGGTAGGAATATAACTATTGCAGCAATTGGTGCTGAGACTTCTTTGCGCGGACTCAATATAAAGAACACTCGCCCAGATGTAATGATCTTTGAAGATATACAATCCAGGGAGTGTGCTGATTCAGAAGTGCAATCTACAGGCTTAGAAAACTGGATGGTAGGTACAGCTATGAAGGCTAAATCTCCTCATGGCTGTATGTTCTTGTTTGTAGCTAATATGTACCCTACTAAGCATTCAATTCTACGCAAACTTAAAACTAACCCTAAGTGGACTAAGTTTATAGCTGGTGGAATACTAGCAGATGGTACTTCCTTATGGGAGGACTTGCAGCCTATTAAGCAGCTTACAGCTGAGTTTGAGAATGACTTAGCTATGGGTAAGCCAGAAATATTCTACGCAGAGGTTCTCAATGACGAAAATGCTTCAGCTAATAACCTTATCGACCTTAGCAAGTTACCTGATGTACCTTACCTTGAAGGAGATATTTCAGCTGGTAATTTCATTATAATAGATCCTGCTACAGACAAGCTAGGTTCTGATGATGTTTCTGTAGGTTACTTTGAAATCCATGATGCCTCTCCTATCCTTATGGAGATAAAGGACGGTAGATTCTCTCCAGGGGATACTCTACGCAAC